AGTCAATACAGAAAGAACTTCTCGTGCTTTCACACGATTGTATTTATAAACATTACAAATTAGATCAACATCCGATGCTTCAACCTTTTTCCAGGGCCACTTCTCAAATCGTTTCTTTTGACGAATAGAGTTATACAAATACTCATACTGTAACTTATTATCCAAATGAGAATTGGTATTCATTTCATTTACATGAAACAATGTGTCTGGAAACAAAGATAAAGCACGATTAACAACAAACGGAACATACAGAGATTCAATATAATCATCTACCATAATATGTTCTTTTTTGTGGGAGATATCATTAGAAAAATCAAATGGGGTCATTGTATATCCTTCAGTTTCATCTGTTCTAAAGTATTGGCACAGGAATCACAAATCTTTATCTTCAAAATGCCTTCAGATGTCTTCAGTTTGATTTTGTTAGGAAATGTCTTTGAATAATCATTTCCACATAAAGAACATTTTCTTTTGAAGAACTTATCCATCTTAGACATCGTGTGATTCCTGTTTTCCCCCTACTTCATTTCACATTCAATCATTATTTCTGCTAAACATGCCATCGTATTTATCTCTTTATCAGTAGCAAAAGCAGACTGATACATATACTTTGACAAAATTAATACAAGAGTAGGAATAGATTGTGATGTAAAATAGTTCGCAGAAGCATCATACAGTTTACGATATAAAGTAGTATCATCATACTCTGCTTCTACTGACCATTTACGAATTCCGGTAAAGTTCTTTTCTTTCATCATACCAATCAACTGCTTCAATTGAACAGTCTCAAAATCTGTTAGAATACCAGAATCAATCTTACCACCCACAGAATACTTCTGCAGTTCATTTAAAGTCTTACGAAAGTCTGGAAAATACTTCTTTACTACTTCTGCTACAGCATTCTTATCAAACTCAATGTTTTCCTTCGTTAGGATATCACGGATTCTCTTATAGAACTGTGCTGCCAACTCCAAACGTTCTTGTTTAGTAAATACAAACTCAATCGTAGAACAACGAGAATGAAGAGGTTCAATAATCTTATGTTTAAAGTTACAAGTCAGAATAAAACCACAGTTAGCAGAAAACTCTTCCATAAAGTTTCT